GGTCTTTTTCTGCACCCGCGGGTTTTCGCAGGGGGGTATTCCAGGAGTCTGAGCGATGGGTCAACGAGGTCCAGCACCGAAGCCTGTCGAGCTCCGGGCGCTCGAGGGCAATCGCAGCCACCGGCCGCTCGGCAGCCTCGACAGCACGTTCCGGCCGGAGGTCGGCGCGCCGAGCGCGCCGCAGTGGCTCACGAAGGAAGGGCGCAAGGCCTGGCGACGGCTGATGCCGGAGCTCCTGCGCTACAACCTGGTGTCGACCCTGGACCGCGACATGCTGGCGATGCTCTGCCAGACGATCGGGCGCATGGAGCTGCTCGAGCGGTCCATCACCGCGCGCATGAACGAGCGCGAGGCGGCGGGCCGCGACCCGGCCGGGGCGCTGATCGGGCACACGCACAACGGCTACGAGATGCAGGCGGTCGTCTACCAGCTCCTGTCGAAGGAGCAGGAGAAGGCCCGCCAGCTGCTGGCCGAGTTCGGGTTGTCGCCGGCGCAGCGCGCCAGGGTGGCCACCGCGGTGCGACAGCAGCTCGCTCTGTTCGAGGGCGGAAAGTCAGGACAGCCGACAGGCTTTGCGGACTTCAGGTGAGCGGCGGGTATCTGGCCCGCGCGAAGGCCTACGCGCAGCGGGTGATCGACGGCGCCGAGGTGGCCGGGCGCCTGGAGCGCCGCGCGGCCGAGCGCTTCGTGCGCGACCTCGAGCGCCAGGGCACCGATGGCTTTCCCTTCGTGCTCGACGAGGCCGCCGGCGCCCGGGCGTGCCAGTTCCTGGAGCTGTTGCCCCACATCAAGGGGCAGTGGGCGAAGCCGGTCTTCGTCGACGGGGTGTTCCAGCACGGGCGCCTGAAGCTCGAGGACTGGCAGGTGTTCGGGGTGCTGCAGGTCTTCGGCTGGCGGCACAAGGAGAGCGGCCTGCGGCGCTTCCGAAGGTGGTACGAGGAGGTGGCGCGCAAGAACGCCAAGTCGACCAAGGCGGCCGGCATCCTGCTCTACATGCTGGTGGCCGACGACGAGCCGGGGGCGCACGTCTACTCGGCGGCGACGACCGGCGACCAGGCGCGCGAGGTGTTCGACGTGGCCAGGAACATGGCCATCCGACTGCCGGAGTTCCAACGCCGATTCGGCGTGGATGTAGGCAAGCACGACATCGTGGTGGCGGACACCGCCTCGAGTTGCAGGCCGCTGAACGCCGAGGGCTCGACGCTGGATGGCCTGAACATCCACTGCGCGGTGGTCGACGAGCTGCACGCCCACAAGACGCGGGCGGTCTACGACGTGCTGGACTCGGCGACCGGCGCCAGGGCCCAGCCGCTGATCATGATGATCACGACGGCCGGCAGCGACCGGGCGGGCATCTGCTACGAGCAGCGCGACTACACGATCAAGGTCCTCGACGGCGTGATCGAGGACGAGACCTGGTTCGGCGCGATCTTCACGCTTGACGAGGACGACGACTGGCGAGATCCGGTCAACTGGCGTAAGGCGAACCCGAACCTCGGGGTATCGGTGCTCACCGACGACCTTGAGGCCGCGGCCCGTAAGGCGATCGCCACGCCGTCGGCGCAGGGCGGGTTCCTGACCAAGCGGCTGAATATCTGGGTCAACGCCGACAGCGCCTGGATGGACATGCAGGCGTGGGACCGCTGCGCGGACCGGACGTTGACGGTGCAGCGGGTGAAGCATCTGCCTTGCGTTGCGGCGCTGGACCTGGCGAGCAAGGTCGACGTGGCGGCCAAGGTGCGGTTGTTCCACGACGAGGAAGCCGATCGCTACTACCTAATCCCGACCTTCTGGCTGCCCGAGCGGGCGATCGAGATCGGGACGAACAGCCAGTACGACGGCTGGCGGCGCAGCGGGCATCTGCAGGTGTCGGACGGCGAGGTGATCGACTTCGACATGATCGAAAACGACCTGCGCGCGGACGCCGCGGCGCTGCAGCTGGTCGAGGTGCCGTTCGACCCGTGGCAGGCCACGCAGCTCGCCGGGCACATGCTCGAGGAAGGGCTGCCGATGGTCGAGTACCGGCAGACGGTGCAGAACATGAGCGAGCCGATGAAGCAGCTGGAAGCGCTGGTGCTGCAGGGCAAGCTCATCCATGACGGGAACCCGATGATGACCTGGATGATCAGCAACGTGGTGTGCCATCGGGACGCGAAGGACAACGTGTATCCGCGCAAGGAGCGCCACGAGAACAAGATCGACGGCCCGGTGGCCGCGATCATGGCGCTGGGCCGGCTGCTGGCCGCCCAGCCGAAAGAGGACATCGGCGGCTTCCTCTCTGCCCCGATCATCGTATGAAGCTCGCACGCAGGGACACGCGGCCAGGCCGGATCAAGTCGGCGATCATTCGCTGGCTGCGCCTGGATGACGCTGCTGGATGGCATGGGCATTTCGGCAGCCCGTCTGCCGCCGGCGAGCACGTCACCGCCGATGTCGTGCTCAGGCTTTCCGCGGTCATGGCGTGCACCCGGCTGGTGTCGCAGACCGTGGCCACCTTGCCGCTCGGCCTGTACGAGCGCCTTCCCGAGGGCGGTCGTCGTCTTGCGGAGAGTCACTCCGCCGCGCGCCTCATCAGCGCCAGGCCGAATGCGGACATGACCGGCGTGGTGTTCTGGGAAGGAATGGTGGCCACCGCCTTGCTGTGCGGGAACGCCTTCGCCGAGAAGAAGCGCAGCGCCGGCCGAGTGGTGTCATTGGTGCCCTTGAACTTCGACCGGCTGACCTGGCGCCGGACATCCGGTTCCCGGTACGCCTTCACCTACATCGAGCCCGATGGGCGTGCCCGTGAGCTGCAGGAAGAGGATGTCTTTCACATCCCGGGCTTCACGCTGGGCGACCGCTTCGGCGTCTCGGTGATCCGGTATGGGGCCGAGGTATTCGGCGCCGCGCTGGCTGCGAACAAGGCCGCCGCCGCGACGTTCAAGAACGGGCTCCTCCCGACCACCTACTTCAAGATGGATAAGGTCCTGACGCAAGCCCAGCGTCTGGAGTTCCGGGAGAACCTCAAGGACATCACCGGAGCGCTGAACGCCGGGAAGTCGCCGCTGCTCGAAGGCGGCATGGACACCGGGACGATCGGGATCGATCCCTCGGACGCACAGCTGCTGGAATCCCGGCAGTTCTCGGTCGAGGAGATCTGCCGCTGGTTCGGGGTGCCACCGTCGATGATCGGCGCGACCGACAAGGCGTCGAGCTGGGCCAGCTCGTCGGAGAACCTGAACATCTGGTTCCTGCAGTACGGCCTTCGGCCCTGGCTCAAGCGGATCGAGGAGCAGATCAAGGCCAGCCTCCTGACTCCGGCAGAGCAGACCCGCTACTACGCGGAGTTCACGGTCGAGGGGCTTCTGCGAGCCGATACCTCGGCCAGGCAGAGCTTCTACACGTCGGCGCTCCAGAACGGCTGGATGTCGCGCAACGACGTCCGGAAGCTGGAGAACCTGCCGCCCATTCCGGGCGGAGACATCTACACGGTCCAGTCCAACATGGTCGCGCTCGATGCCTTGGGGAAGGTCGACCAGCAATCGCAGGCAGTGCGGGCGGCGTTGCTGCACTGGCTCAAAGGTGAAGAGGAAAGCGCATGAAGATGGAGCACAGGCAGTTCCCGCTCGAGATCAAGGCGGTCGAGAAGACGGGAGAGTTCTCAGGCTACCTGTCGGTCTTCGACGTGGTCGACTCGTATCGCGACGTCGTGATGCCCGGGGCCTTCGCCGAGACGCTCGCCGAATGGCACACGAAGGGCCGATACCCGCCGCTGCTCTGGCAGCACAACAGCCGGGAGCCGATCGGGCCATTCCTGGTGATGCGCGAGGATCAGAAGGGTCTGTACGTCGAGGGCAAGTTGCTGCTCGACCTGCAGCGCGCACGAGAGGCGCACGTTCTCATGGAGCACAAGGTCGTCTCCGGCATGTCGATCGGCTTCGAAACGATCGGCGAGGAGGTCGACAAGCAGAACCGCCTGCGCAAGCTCACCAAGATCAAGCTCTGGGAGGGCTCCATCGTGACCTTCCCGGCGAACGAGGCGGCCCAGATCGACGCGGTTAAGTCCGCGCTCGAGCAGGGTGCGCTTCCTGACCTTCCAACCTTCGAGCGGTTCCTGCGCGAGGCAGGCTTCTCGAAGTCGCAGGCCACGGCAATTGCCGGCCGTGGCCTGGCGCATCTGCTTCGGAGTGAGTCCGACGCACTGGCATCTGTGGCCGATGAGATTCGGTCGCAGCTTCCCAACATCCTCACGTTCCGGAGTTGAAAATGGAATTGAAAGACGAGATCCTCGGCGCGCTGAAGGCGCACGCCGACCAGCTGTCGGCGGCCATCGCCAAGTCGGAAACCGAGCTCAAGGAGTTCGGCAAGGTCGCCGAGGCGACGAAGAACGAGATCGCCGCCCTGTCGCAGAAGGGCGAGGAGATCGAGTCCCGCCTGTCCGCGCTCGAGCAGAGCTCGGTGAAGGGCGGCGATCAGCCGGCCGAGCGCAAGTCGCTTGGCCAGATGTTCGTGGAGTTCGAAGGCTTCAAGGAGTTCTCCGGGAAACAGCGCCACAAGGGCCAGTCCCGGGCGCTGGAGCTCAAGGACATCACGAGCGGTTCGGCCTCCGCCGGCGACGGCATCTGGTCGTATCGCGACCCGGAGATCGTGTCGAATCCCTACCGGCCGCGGATGATCCGTTCGCTGATCCCGACCGTTCCGGTGAACTCGAACCTGGTCGAGTGGGTGCAGACGCTGGTGCGGACGAATCTGGCCGACGTGGTGACGGAAGGCGCCACCAAGCCGAAGTCGGATCTCACCTACGACCGGAAGGAAACGCCGGTCCGCAAGATCGCGCACTACTTCAAGACCTCGATGGAAGTCCTGCAGGACTTCGCCCGCCTGCGCGCGGAGATCGACAACGAGGGCTTCGAGATGCTGCGCCAGGTCGAGGAAGACCAGCTGATGACGGGCGATGGCACCGGCATCAACATCCTCGGCCTCGTTCCGCAGGCGACCGCCTTCGACAACTCGGTGGTGGTGTCGGCCGATCAGCAAGTCGACGTGATCCGCCGCGCGATCCTGCAGGTCCGCAAGTCGTACTACTCGGCCACCGGCATCGTGCTGAATCCGGCCGACTGGGCGGCGATCGAGCTGCTGAAGGACGGCGAGAACCGCTACCTGTTCAGCGCAGCCACGACCGGCGCGCCGGCGCGGCTGTGGGGCCTGCCTGTGGTGGAGTCCGATGCGCTTCAGTCGGGCGAGTTCCTGGTCGGTGCCTTCAGCACCGCGGCCACGATCTACGACCGCATGCAGGCAAGCGTGTTCCTGTCCACGGAGAACGAGGACGACTTCGTCCGGAACATGGTCTCGATCATGTTCGAGGAGCGGATCGCTCTGGCGGTGAAGCGGCCCCTGGCCTTCGTGCACGGAAACCTGGACGGGTCGACCTGATCGTCGGCTGGTGACCGAGACGGGCGGCTTCGGCCGCCCGTTGTTCTTGGGTGAACGATGAAGCAAGCGACAGCGGTGCGCGCGTTCCGTCGATCCGATAGACGCGAACACGTGCGGATCGGGGAACGGATTGTCGGGGCGGACGACTACGTGGCGGCCCTGCAGACGCTGGGCCTCGTTCGCGAGGTGGCGGCGTTCGAAGGGGCGCCGGAGCTCACGGAACGCCCTTGGTCGGCCGGTGGCGAGGATCGAGCGTTGTCTGCATCGCCAGCGGCCCAAGCCTCAACGCAGACGACGTCGAGACCGTCCGGAGGTGGCGGCAGGCGCAGCCGCAGGAAAGGCGCTGCATCGTCGTGAACTCGACGTTCAAGCTGGCTCCCTGGGCGGATGCGCTCTATGCCGCCGACCTGAAGTGGTGGGACGAGTGCATCGGCGATGTGCAGCGGTTGTTTCGTGGCGAGCTGTGGAGCCACGAGAACGCCGCCTCGAAGAAGCACGGCTTGTTCAAGTTGCCTGGCCGCCCGGGCGTTGGCCTCGGGCGTGACGCGATCCACTTCGGCGGGAACAGCGGCTACCAGGCGATCAACCTGGCCTTCTTGTTCGGTGCGGCCCGGATCATCCTGCTCGGGTACGACATGCAGATGACGGGCGGGCAATCGCACTGGCACGGCGACCATCCGTGGGCGCCGAGAAAGAAGCCGCCTGTGCAGAACTGGATCTCGCGATTCAGGGCGCTGGCCCATGACCTGGAAACCGAGGGTGTCGAGGTGATCAACGCAACCAGAGAAACGGCGCTGACGTGCTTCGCACGCCGGCCCATTGAAGAGGTGTTGCTCTGATGAACCGCGACCTGTACTCGCAGGCGAAACCGCTGTTCTGGGTGGACCGACTGGCAACGCTGCAAGCCGGGGTCACGCCGGCGCCGGTCCACGTCCAGTTGGTCCTCTCGGACCTGTGCAACCACGATTGCGACTTCTGCGCGTACCGCATGAGTTCGGGCCTATCGAACGAATTGTTCCCCGAGGGCAAGCGGAAGAATCCGAACCGGATGATCGCGACCCTGAAGGCGGCCGAGATCATCGACGACTGCGCCGAGGTTGGGGTCAAGGCGATCCAGTTCACCGGCGGCGGCGAGCCGACGATGCACCCGGAGCATTTGGACCTGTTCGCCAGGGCGCAGTCGCACGGCATCCTCACGTCGCTGGTGACGAACGGGATGACGCTGGACACCGAGCACCCGGCGGTGCGCTCGATGACGTGGATCAGGGTGTCGGTCGACGCCGGCGCGCCGCAGACCTACGCGCGCACCCGCGGCATCGCGGAGAAGGCGTGGCCGCGTGTCTGGGACACGATCAAGGCACTGACGCAGCGGTGCGCCGGCACGGTCAGCGTGGGTTTCGTGGTGACGCCGCTGAACTACCGGGAACTCCCGGCCGCCGCCGAGCTGGTGCGCGCGTCCGGCGCGGCGAACCTTCGGGTCGGCGCGGTATTCTCGAGCGAGGGCCGGGCCTACTATGGCGACCGCATGGACGACATCCGGGCGGTCATCCGCGAGGCGCGCCAGCAGCACGGTGATCTGGTCGTGGACCTGTTCGACCGGCGCGTCGACGATCTGGACGCCGGCTCGCCGACCGAGCCGCTGTGCGGCTACCAGCACTTGTCGACCTACATCGGCGGCGACCTGGGCGTCTATCGGTGCTGCAACACGGCCTACTCGCGCGCCGGCAAGGTGGCCGACCTGCACCATCGGCGGTTCCGTGACCTGTTCGGCGGACCGGTGCAGCCGTTCGACGCAACGTCGTGCCGGTTCTGCCAATTCCGCGGCCAGAACGAGGTCATTGCGGCTACGCAGCGCCCGACAGAGCATGTGGAGTTCGTGTGAAGGTTTCCGTCTGTATGCCCTATTGGGAGCGCCAGGCCGAACTCGATCGGTCGCTGGCCGCCTACGACCGGCTCTACAAGCACCTGGACCTGGAAATCTCGATCTGCGACGACGGTTCGCCGAAGCCTGTGCAGGCGCCGGGGCGCGTCGTGACCCGGCTGCCGACAAAGACGATCGGCCTCAATCCGTGCGTGCCGCTCAACGCCGCTGTGCGGGCGAGCTCGGGCGACGTGATCGTGCTGACGAACCCGGAGGTCGAGCACCGCGAGGACGTGCTCACCGACATGCTGGCGATGCTCCAGCACCCGGACGATTACGTCACCGTTTCATGTTGGGACGTGACGATGAAACAGTGGATCGCCGGCCCGGAGGTCGATTACCACTTCTCCAACGGCCGCTATCCGGTGCCGGCCGGGGCGCACTTCCACTTCTGCGCCATGCTCACGCGCGAGTTGTTCGAGCGCGCCGGCGGTTTCGATGAAGCCTACCGGCACGGCCGGGCGCTAGAGGACAACGACTGGCTGTGGACGCTGGAGGCGATCGGCGCGCGCTTCCACCTGGCACCGGGGGCGGTCTACCACTATCGGACGCCGCACAAGTACGCCGGCACCGTGAACAGCAATCAGGACTTGGTGACGCGCAAGTGGGGCCACAAGTGGGCGACCTGACCGTCGCGTGCGTGCTGCGCTCGGGCGGCGTCTACGACGCGCGCCACGTCGCCGGGCTGAAGGCGCAGGTCGATCACTTCCTTCCGGCCGCGCGGTTCGTGTGCCTGTCCGATGTTGAGGTCGCGTGCGAGCGCGTGCCGCTCGAGTCTGGCTGGCCGGGCTGGTGGGCGAAGGTGGAACTGTTCCGGCACTTCAAGGGCCGCACGCTGTACCTGGATCTCGACACGGTGATCGTGGACGATCCGGCGCCGCTGGTGACGGGCGAGTTCCTGATGATCAGGAACTGGATGGACCGGCACCTGCTCGCGAGCGGCGTCATGTCTTGGGACGGTGACTACGGGCACATCGCCGATGCGTTCGAGCCGGTGGCCGACGCGGTGATGGCGACCTACACGACCTGCGAGCGGTGGGGCGATCAGGCGTGGATCGCAGAGCAGGCGGGAGACGCCCGCGGCTTTCCGGATGGCGCGATTGCGAGTTGGCGCTACCAGTTGTCTCGGCGGCCCGACCATCCGGTGCCGGCCGGCACGCGGATCGTCGCGTTCAACGGCACGCATCTGCCGTGGAATGGTCCGGAGTGGGCGCGGCGCTGGTGGGAAAAGGCGTGAGTGCAACGCGGGTGTGTGTACTGCGCTCGGGCGGCGAGTACGGGCCGGAGCATGTTCGCTGGCTCGCGCGCCAGGTGCCGGGCCTCGTCTGCCTGTCGGACGTGCCGGTGCCGGGCGTCGAGACGGCGCCGCTCAAGCACGGCTGGCCTGGCTGGTGGTCGAAGCTGGAGTTGTTCGGGCCGGCGATCGACGGCGACATCCTGTACTTCGACCTGGACACGGTGGTGCTGAAACCGCCGGAGTTGCCGGGCCGGACGACGGTGCTGCGTGACTTCTACTTCCCGCGGCTGATGAACTCGTCTCTGATGTACGTCGCGCAGGCTGACAAGGCGGCCATCTGGGAAGCGTTCATCAAGAGCCCCGAGCAGCACATGGCCCGGTGCACGACGCGAACCTGCTGGGGCGACCAGGGATTCCTGCAGGACCACATCGGCACGGCGCCGAAGTGGCAGGACGGCGGCGCGCGCGTGTACTCGTACAAGGTGCATTGCCGACACGGCCTGCCGGCCGACGCCGACGTGGTGTGCTTTCACGGCCAGCCGCGACCGTGGTCGTCTGGGGCGGCATGGGTTCCACCGCTGAAACAGGGTTCGCAATGAACATCCACGTCATCTCGCGGCCGACTGTCGAGCCGGTGACGCTCGACGAGGCGCTGCTCGACTTCCGCCTGGACGCCTACGGTTCTCCGCCTGAGCATCCCGACGGGGAGCTGATCGAGGCGACGATCACTGCCGCCCGGGAGCTGGCCGAGCAGTACATCAACGGTCGGATCGCCGAATGGCAGCTCGAGCTGCGGATCGCGAGCTTCTGTCCGGTGATCCCCATCCCGGACGCGCCGCTGCAGTCGATCGACGCGGTCACTTACATCGACACGAACGGCGCTACCCAGACCGTTGACCCGGCGCTGTACGAGCTGGCCGGACGGCCGGAGGCGCCGGTTCTTCGTCCGGTCTACGGCTCGAGCTGGCCGACCGGCGTGCGCGCTCAGGACGACGCGGTGCGGATCCGGTACACCGCCGGCTACACCACGGGAAGCCCAGACACGAATCCGCCGCCAGAGCTCATCAAGAAGGCGATCCGGCTGATCGCCGGGCACATGTACGAGAACCGCGAGAACGTGGTGATTGGCGCGAGCGTGGCCGAGCTGCCGATGGGGGCGATCTACATGCTGCAGCCGTACCGCCGGCACATGGGGGTGTGATGCGCGCCGGGCCACTTCGCCATCGGGTCGACTTCGAGGAGCCGGTCGACGTCGAGGACGACATGGGTGGGGTGACGACAGACTGGTCGCGCGTGGCCACCGTTTGGGGCTCGATCGAGCCGCTGACAGGCCGCGAGTTTCTGGCCGGGCAGCAGATTCTGGCGGATGCAGAGGTGCGGATCCGGGTGCGATGGTCGCCGCTGATGGACGCCTGCACGCCGGCCTGGCGGGTGCTGCACGGTGACACGATCTTCAACATAGTGCGCGTGCTGCATGTTCGGACGGGCCGGCAGATGCTCGAGCTGTTGTGCAAGACCGGGACGAACGAGGGCTGACGTGGCGAAAACGGTCGTTCGTGTGGAAGGGCTGCGCGAGCTCGGCGAGGCCATGCGCGCGTTGGGCAAGGAAGTGGCCACGAAGGTCGCGACGAGCATGACGAGCGCCGCGGCCGGAATGGTTCGCAAGGATGCGGTCAGCCGGGCCCCGGAACATGACGAGCCGCACACGGTCGACGGCGTGGAGGTCCAGCCCGGGAACCTGAAGCGCAACATCGTGCGCAAGAAGGTCAGCAAGTCGAAGACCAGGCTGACCAGCGAGCACATCGTCACTGTTCGTGGCAAGCGCAAGGACGGCTACGCCGCGCGCTACGGCCGGTTGCAGGAGTTCGGGACTGTCCACCACGTTCCGCAGCCCTTCCTGCGGCCGGCGTTCGACAACAACCGGATGCGCGCGGTGGAAGAGATGAAGCGCGTCGGCAAGCGCCGGATCGAGGCGGCGGCCCGGAAGGTGGCGAAGCGATGAAGCTGGGCCACGTTCTCACCGAGGTCAGCGCGGCGCTGCGCACCGTGGCGCCGGTGTACACCAGGACATTCCTGCAGCCGCGCGGCCAGCTGCCCGCTTGGCCGGCGATCCGGCTGGTGGTGGTGTCGGCGACGCCGTATCCCGACGCCTGCGGTGACGGCGGCGACGACGGCTCTGACTTCCGCCTGCAGGTGGACATCGCGAGCGAGGCTAGCGCCGGCGAGACGGCGTTGCAGACCCTGCGGGCGTCAGTAATGACCGCGATGGCGGGCATCGGGCCCGAGTATGTCTGGGATGGCGAGTTCAACGACTTCGATGTCGAGACGAAGACCTTTCGGTGTTCGCTCGACTACCTGGTGCATCTGAGCACCGATCCGCCGGGTTCGCCCGACTGATCGGCCGGTTTTTCACTCTCTGCCCGCCGCGCGCGGGCTTTTTCTTGTCAGGAGCCCGACATGAGCGGCGGAAAGCGATTCAAGTTTGCAGGCAGCACCTTCCAGATCATGACCGGTGTCGACGAAGACTCGCCGAATCCGGCCATCACCGCGATCACGAAGGCCGATCCGCCGGTGGTCACCGCGGCCGGTCATGGACTCGAGGACGGCGACGTCGTGAAAATCGCCGACGTGGTCGGCATGACCGAGGTCAACGACGAGCTGTTCGTGGTCTCGAACAAGACCAACGACACCTTCGAGCTGACCGATGTGCGGGGCGCTGGCTACGGTACCTACAGCTCGGGCGGCGAGATCCAGAAGGTCACCTTCAGCAACTTCTGCGAGCTGACCAACTACAACCGCCAGGGCGGCGCAGCGGCGGAAATTCCCGCCACGTCTGCCTGCTCTGTCGCGCAGGAGGTCGAGATCGATCTGCCGGACTACGGGACGACCCAGATCGACTACAACTTCGCGCCCCGGACGGCCGTGCAGTTGGCGGTGCAGGGCTACTACAACAGCGGCGAGAAGGTGGCGGTGAAGGTAACGCTGCCCAAGAACGGCGGAACGATGGTCCAGCTCGGCTACATCCAGCAGACGAGCGAGCAGGCCGGCAACGGCACCATCTGGACGGGCTCGCTGACGGTGCGCAACACCGGCCGTCGGGTGGACTTCGCATGAGAGACGCCCTGATCGCAGCGATGCAGGCGACCGCCGCAGAGAAGCCGCGCGCGGTCATCGTGCCGAAGTGGGGCGAGGTGTTCGTGCGCTCTGTGACGGTGGCGGAGATCGAGGAACAGTCCGCGGACACCGCCGGCAACGACAAGCACAAGATCGCCCGCGGCGTGGCGCGCGTGCTGTGCGATGCCGATGGGAAGCTCGTCTTCGATCCGACGAACCCGGCTGACATCGAGCTGATTGCGAAACAGCCGTGGAAGCTGCTGCGCAAGGTACTCGCCGCATCCGATGAGGACGACGAGGGAAACTGAGTCCGCGTCGCGAGTTCCTGCACGACCTGGCGCTGGAGATGGGGTTGCCGGTCGGGATCCTTGCGCGTTCGATGACTGAACGCGAGTTCCTCCAGTGGCAGGGGTACGCGGCGCGCAAGATGCTTCCGCAGCGGCGCCTGGAGTTCTACCTCGCGCAGATCGCGCTGACCGTTGCGCGGGCAGTGGGCGGCGCAGAAGGCCTGACGCTGCGCGACTTCCTGTTCGACCCGACTGACGATGGCCCGGGGGATGAGGTGGATCTTGACGAACTGAAGGCGGAACTCGCGTTCTCGCCGAGGAACTGAGATGGCATCGAATCTTGGCAGCCTTGTCGTCTCGCTCGGGCTGGATGCTGCGCAGTTCGTCGACGGACTGACCAAACAGGAGTACCAGGCGAGGCGCTTCGTCCAGAGCGTGACCTCCAACGTAAGCCGGATCGCCGGCACGTTCGCGCTCGTCGCCGGCGCAGCGGCCGCGCCGATCGCGGCGCTCCGTGCGATGACCGGGGAGATGGACAACGTGTCCAAGGCGGCGCAGCGCGCGGCCATGCCCACCGAGGCATTCTCGGCGCTCGCCTACGCCGGGAACCTTGCCGACGTGTCGATGGAGTCGCTCACCGCCTCGATGGGAAAGCTGGCGCGCTCGCAGTCGGCCGCCGTCACCAGTTCCGCCTCCGCCCAGGCCGAAGCCTTCCGCCGGCTCAGCATCGACGTCGAGAATGCCGACGGCTCGCTGCGCGATTCGAGCGAGGTGTTCAATGACTTTGCCGATCGGTTCGAGAAATTCGGGGCGACGCCGGAGGTTGTTGCTGCCGGCATGGACATCTTCGGCCGATCGTTCCAGGAGTTGATCCCGCTGATCGCGAACGGGTCGCGGGGGCTGCGTGAAGCGATGGAGGAGGCAAAAGCCTTCGGCGTCGTCATGAGCACCGAGGCTGGCAAGCAGGCCGAGGCGTTCAACGACAACATCTCTCGGCTCGGCCTGGCGCTGCTCGGGATGAAGCGCACGATCGTGTCCGAGGCGCTGCCCGCCGCTGTCGTACTGACCGACCAGTTCGTCGACCTCGCCAAGCAGATCACCGGGGCGGACGGCCTGGTGAGTCAGTTGGTGGCGGACGGGACCCTTCGCCGGTGGGCCGAGAACGCCGCGATCGGGATTGCCACCCTCGGCGAGTCGCTGTATTTCGTCGCCAAGGCCGCCGGCGTCGCAGCAAAGTCGTTCGCCGCGGTGTGGGCGGACATCGAGGTGGGTGGCGCTGCGGCTCGCAACATGTTCGGCGGGTTTCTGTTCGAGTCGAACCGCAAGGCGCTGTCCGACGCGCTGAAGCGCCGCAACGCCGTCGTCACGGACGCGAACGCGGCCTTGAGCAGCCTGCTCACGTATGACGCGACCGCGATCAGCCGCAAGCTGCGCGAGGCCTTCGCGGCGGGTGACTACAGCACGCAGGGCGGAAACCGCAAGCTCCCTGCCCCCATTCAAGGGCTGCTCGATGGGCTGAAGGGCGGAGCCGGGGAAGTGGACCGCGAGGCGCAACGCATCAAGGACGCCATCAACTCCGTCTTCGACGAGATTGAGATGTTCGGCATGAGCGACTCGCAGCGCAAGCTCTTCGACCTGGAAGCGATGGGCGCCAGCCCCGCGCAGGTCGAGGAGATGCGGCAACTGCTCGTCATGCTCGACGGGCTGAAGCGCGCGGCCGACGATGCCAAGGCGTTCTCCTCCAAGATGGAGGAGGGACGCCGCATCTACGATGCAACCCGCTCGCCCGCAGAACAGTTGAACAGCGAGCTCGCGAAGCTTAATGATCTGCTGGCGGTAGGTGCTATCAGCTGGGACACCTACGCGCGTGCGGTATTCGCGGCCCAGGATAGGTTCGACAGCGCCAACAAGACTGTCGACAAAGCTGCGAAGCGCGCAAAGAGCGCTGCAGATGAGCTCGGGATGACCTTCAGCTCCGCTTTCGAGGATGCCATCGTCGAGGGCAAGAGGTTCGGAGAAATCCTTCGCGGGCTCGAGCAGGACATCATACGCATCGTCACTCGGAAGATGGTCACCGAACCGCTCGCGAACGCGATCTCGGGGGCCATTGGCGGCTCTGGATTCTTCAGCTCGCTTTTCGGCGGCGGGAAAGCCAGTGGCGGCCCGGTTCAGGCCGGCAAGCTCTACGAGGTCAACGAGCGCCGCAACGAGATCCTGAGCGTGAACGGCCGGGACTTCCTGATGGCGGGCGCCGCGGGCCGAGTGCGGCCGAATCCGACATTCTCGAAGGCCGCGCAGCCGGTGCAGGTGAACCTGACGGTGGTGGCGCATGACGTGGAGTCGTTCCGCCGATCGGAGGCGCAGGTGACCACGCGCCTGGGCATGGCGCTCAACCGCGCCGGGAGATTTGCGTGAGCTTCTACGACGAGCGCTTCCCGGAGAAGTGGGCGCTGGACGCTGTCCGCTCAATCAACTGGATGAACGAGGTCGTCGCGCCAAGGAACCAAAGGGAGGTACGCAACACGCCCGTGGCCGAGGCTCGTTATTCCTGGGACCTATCCATGTCGGCGAAGACCGGCACCGAGCGCCTCGAGTTCGACGCATGGTTCCTCGCCATGAACGGACAGCAGCACACGTTCGTGCATCGCGACCCGGCCGACGACCAGCTCGCTCGCCAGACGATCGGCACTGGAACCGGCGCTGCACTTACCTTCCAGCTCGTCAAGACCTACTCGGTCGGGCTGGCCTCCTACTCCCGCAACATCCGGCGACCGGTGACGTCGACCGTGCGAGTGTGGGTCAACGGCGTGGAGCAGGTGTCGGGCTGGTCGGTATCGCGCACGACCGGGATCATCACCTTCGGCTCGGCGCCCGCCGACGGCGCGGTGGTGCAGGCGTCCTGTGACTTCGACGTGCCGGTGCGCTTCAACCAGGCGAAGCTCGATTGGCAGATCGCCGGGAAGAACGCGACCCGCGGCTTCCTGTGGGTCTGCCCAGGTCTATCGCTGATCGAGGTCATCGGCGAATGAGGACGGTCCCCGCCGCCATCACGACCGCCCGTCAGTCGCCCTCGTCGCGCCTGTGCAAGATCTGGCGCATCGAGCGCGCCGACGGGGTGATCCTGCGCTTCACCGAGCATGACCGGGATCTCACGGTCGAAGGCGAGACGTTCCTCGCGACGGCCTCTTTCGATCCGTCGAGCATCAAGGTCAACGCCGACCTGTCGGTTTCCGACATGGACGTGCAGGGCGCGTTCGACAGCAGTTACATCACCGCCGAGGACTTGCTCGCGGGCCGGTACGACGGCGCGACGTTTTGGGTGGCCGAGTGCCTGTGGGACAACGTGGCCGTCGGCAAGGACGTGCTGAAGTTCGGCTGGATCGGCAGGATCAAGGAGTCGGGCGGCAAGTTCGTTGCGGAACTGCTCGATCCGTCGAGCAGGCTTCAGCACAACATCGTGTCGGCGTACTCGCCGAGTTGCCGGGCGACCCTGGGCGACGCGCGTTGTGGTGTCGATCTCGATCTCTACACCGAAACCGCCGAGGTCGGTTCGGTCACCAGTCGCAAGCGGTTCACCTCGAACGTCGCGCTCGCGCCGACGGTCCAGACGAATCTCCCGGACGGCATCTCGTTCGGCTCTTTCTGGAAAGCCGGGAAGGTCACGTTCACGACCGGCGCGAATGCGGGCCTGTCGATGGACGTTTATGACGTCTACGGCGACGAGATCGACCTGATGCTCTCGATGCCGTTCGACATTGAAGTCGGCGATGCGTTCACGATCACGGCGGGCTGCGACAAGTCGCTGGAGATGTGCCGCTACAGGTTCAACAACGTCTTGAACTTTCGCGGCGAGCCGCACGCGCCAGTCACCGACGACATGATCAAAGGGCCGGTGCGGGATGGCATCTCGACCGCGCCAGCATCCGGCGGCGCCGGGACCGATCCGGTCGTGCCGCCGCCCGTCGAGGAACCCGAGGGCATCGTGCTTTCTGGGTCGCCGACTATCTCGGATTCATAGGAGCAGCACATGGCAGTCCAACCGACATCGGGCCTTCTGAGCGCGGCCAATGCCGCCGCATCCGGCGCGGCAGACGGCGCGAAGAACGCGGCATTCTGCGGGGCCATCGCAACGGGCATCGGCAGCGGCTACAAGATCGTTGCCCGCCGCAACGGCGAGGTCGTGCTGTCGCTGACCATGAGCGGATCGCTGTCCGCGTCCGGTGCTGGCCTCGCGATCCCAAACAGTTACGGCTCGCTCGACACGCTGCTCGCCGCCGACATCGACACCGGGTCGTGGACCCTTCGCGTGGAGAAGGCCAGCGACCCGGCGGTCTACCTGGAGGGAACGCTCGGGCGCAGCGGCACCGACTTCCAGCTTTCCGGGGATCTCGACCCGACGACCGGAATCTCGATCAGCGGTCTGTTCCTGGCCTCGCCGCAGATCGACACGGTGATCGTGCCGAGTGTCGGCTACGTCGACACGATGATCTCCGACATGAAGTGGTTCCACGACGCGCCGATCGAGGTTCTGAGGACGGACGGCGGGATTCCTGGCTGGGGCTCGGGCGTGGGCTGGCCGCAATCGCGGCTTAACAACACGCAGGGGTGGGGTTCACCGTGGGGCAACATGTGGTTTCACTGCGGCGAAACGACCCCGTTGGAAACGCTGCGCTCCGATGTCCGGTCGCTGCCGTGGCGGGACGCCGGGCCGTACACCGGCAACGATGCGACGAATACCCGCGTTCAGGTCAAGCATCTGCAACTGTGGCACCTGGTCGGCGGGACGTGGGTACGCACCGGCTACGCCGAAGCGCCGGGCGGCACGATGTATCCGATCAACTGGTCGAATGCGTCGCGCAAGCAGAACACGACCCGCCGCGTCGAATCGTCGGGCGGCGCGAGCGTGAAGGACATCGGTCGCGGCAGCTACGACAAGTTCACCTGGCACGGCTGGACGGCCTCGACTGCCGAGCCTTCCGGCGCGACGGCCTGCGCGACGGCCTGCTTCGCTCGCAAGATCCTCGACAACCCGAGCGGCACGGATGACCGCGCGCAGGCGCAGATCGTTCTCGCGGTTGCGGGCGACTTCTACAAGAACTACGACATCGGCAGGTCAATCGACCCGCAGTGGCCTGACAACGTGCAGGAGCGCGGCTTTTCGCGGCTGAAGTTCGTCACGAACGACTGGCAGTTGTTCAGTTGGTACACGCACGGAACCTTGAGCGAATCGCAACTGCGGTCCAATCCGCCGCCATTCACCGGCCTGTGAGCAATGTGGGAGCGCATCATGGCAGTCATCCTCTCGGGCCGTGCGGCGATCTCGCGCGTGGCCGCGCGGGCCTGGGCGATCCTTTCCGGTCGGCCACAGATCGAACAGCCGCCGGTCGAGCCGCCCCCGCCGCCGCCTCCTCCGCCGCCTCCTCCTCCTCCTCCGCCTGTTGAGCCCCCGCCGCCTGTTGAGCCTCCGGTCGAGCCGCCGCCCGTTGTCGTGCGGCCAGATCCTCCGACCTTCGCCGCTATCGGCAAGGGTCGGCTGTACCGAGGCGACCAGGTGGTCGGCGAGTTCGACACCGCCGAGCAGGCGTACTCGGCAGCCGCGCAGGAACCGGGCCGCTATGTGTGGCGTCCCGCGCTGATCGAGATCGAGATCAAGTGACTGTGCCGCGCGAGCGATTCGTCGCCGAGGCCCGCAAGTGGCTCGGCGTGCCGTGGGTTCATCAGGGCCGCAACCGGCACGGCGTGGATTGCATCGGCCTGCTGTTGGTGGTCTGCCGCTCGCTCGGCTTGTCGAGTTACGACGTGACGGGCTACGGCCGATCCCCGAATGCCGACTTCATGCGTCGCGAGTGCGACCGTCTCATGAACCGCACGCACGACCCGCAACCGGGTGATGTCCTGATCATGCGATTTTCCCGCGAGCCGCAGCATGTCTTGATCCGCACGGATCACGGTGTCATCCATTCGTGGTCGGTCGCGAGGCGCGTGGTCGAAGTTCGGATGCCCGAGGCGTGGTCGCGCAGGATCGTGGCCGCTTATACCGTGCCGGGGGTCGCGTAATGGCGGAGCTTGTCGTCGCTGCTGCGGTATCTGCCGGCGCATCTGCCGCCGCGACTGCGGCCGGGTACGCTGCCGGAGCGACCTTCCTAGGCATGACTGCTGGCGGGTGGGGCTGGCTCGCCGGCTCGCTGATCGGTGCGCGCCTGTTCGGCCCGAGTCCGCAAGACGGTCCTCGCATGGAGGACAAGCGGGTCAAGTCGAACACCTACGGCCAGCCGATCCCGATCTGCTACGGGACCATCCGGGTCGCCGGGCAGACGGTGTGGGCGAGCGAACTCATCGAAGCCACCGAGGAGGTCGGCGGCAAGGGGTCGAGCGACGGCGCGACGATCTACAAGTACAGCGTCAACCTGCTGACTTCCGTCTGCGAAGGTCCGGTCGGGGCCGTCCTGCGCATCTGGGCGAACGGTCGGCTGATCTGGCGTTTCGACGGGGGCGACGGCGAGGTCGACGAGGAACTGCTGCAACCTGGCAGCGTCAGGGTCTATCTGGGCACGGAAGATCAGCTTCCCGATCCGACCTACGAGGCTGCGGTCGGCACCGAGAATGCCGTGGCCTATCGCGGCCAGGTGGTCGTGGCAATTGATGGCCTGCAGCTTGACCCGTTCGGCAATCGCCCGCCGTCGTTGGAGTTTGAGGTCGCGGGCGAAGTCGAAGCGGCTGCCTGTCCTGTCGACCCCATCCATGCGACCGAGGTACAGCAGGCCGGGCTCTACGTACAGGGATACGCATTCTCAAATCGCACGGCGAGCGCGGCCTACGATGCCGCGACGAGCACCTACTACGTCGCCACTGAAGGTGCTGACGGCTCAACGCGGCAGATCGAGGCATACGATGTGAGCGGCGCCGCGCCTGTGCTTTCCCGCGTGATCGACCTGGAGGAATGGGGGATCGCGACGGAGAACATCTTCGTCGCCGGCTTGGGCTTCGACCCTGAGAATGGTCTGCTGCGGGTGTCGGCCGGCTACGTCGGCGCGGGAACCGGGTCAGGAGCGCCTACGGAGTACATCTGGGACGGCGAGATCCTGCACGAGTCTGCCGCGAAGTTCTCCACTGGTGTGTGGGGCGATTTCCCGACCAGCGGACAGGACGCGGCGAATGGTGCGCGGCACGGCATCCAGTACGCGATCTATCCGTCAAGCCCCGAGGCTGGGAGCATCCTGCGCGGCGAGGCTGGGTGGTGGACTTACTCAAGTGCGATCATCAGCTATCGGCTCGCCCGGCTTGTGAACGGGTCGCAGGGCGACGAGGTAGACGAGTATGGTTGGTTCAGTCAGTCGAGCGACGGCAGGAAGAACGAAACCGCAGATGTCATCTACATTCCGAAGCGGTCCGGGCTGTGGAATGGGGGCGGCTTCAACCTCGCGATCAGGTGGAGCGAGAACGAAATCTACCTCGACAACGAGGGCGAGGTCAGTCTGTTGGAGTGGGAAGGCGCAGACGAATACGACTTCTCGCAGAGTCGCAGCCTCGTCTACGCGCCGAGCAGAAAGAAGGTCTACGTCGTGGCGGATAGCTACGGCATCGGGTCGATCAACATCGACTCGACTGAAGTGTTTGCACTAACCGTCGATGGGCCGTTCCAGCCGTGGCCGACTGAAATCGACGCCGACCCGACGTTCTCTGTCTGGAACGAAGCCGGGGATTGCCTTGTGGTCGGGCGCACGGTGGGAGATGGACTGGTCTACTGGACGATTGACCCGGACACGATGACCGTTCTGACCGGGCCTTGCGAGTACGACGAGGACCGCCGTGTCGTGGCCGCGAAGGATCTCGGCGACGGGCGGTTTGCCTGCATCCTGGAGGATACGGGAGAAGTTGGGTCCGGCCCTGATGCCGTTGCAATCATCGACGTGCCCGTCGGCGGTGCGACTGGCCAGCCGATCACGCTGCAGGAAATAGTCGAGGATCTGTGCGAGCGCTCCGGCCTGCCTGCGGGGAATCTTGACGCGAGCGCAGGCACCGACCTGGTGGGCGGATACAAGGTCGCTCGACCGACCAGTGCGCGGGCGTGCATCGACCAACTGCGGCCCGGCTACTTCTTCGACATGATCGAGTCCGGCACGGAACTCGTCCTGCGCAAGCGCGGCGCGGCTGCGGTGGCGACCATCGACGCGGGCGAACTCGGCGCGGCGCTGTTTCAGTTGACGCGCTCCGAGCCGGAACCTGCGTATGTGCTGGAACACATCGAGGAGTCGGAAGCGCCGCGAGAGCTGTCGGTGAAGTGGATCGACGCGAGCGCGAACTACGATCCCGGCTACGCTCGCGCGGTCCGACAAACCGGAGGCTCGCAGGCAATCGCAGAGGTCGAGATCCCGGTCGCCTTCCATGGCGGTGAGGACGAGGCGCAGGCGGCGGCGTGGGTGAACCTGCTGCACGCTCACGCATCGAAGGACCCGATCCAGATCGCGCTGTCCCACGCTTACGCTCATCTGGAGCCTGCGGACGCGATCATCGTTCCGCTGGCGTCTGGTTCGCAGCGGGTGCGGATCTCGGAGATCACCCGCGCGAGGCCGATGGTCGAGATCGAGGGTCAACTCGAGGACGGCGAGATCTACGATCTGCTGTTCAACGGCGTGCCTCGCGAGTCCTGGCCGCTGCAGGAGAACGTGGCGCAGATCGCGGGAACGGTGCTCGCGCTGCTCGATCTGCCGCCGCTGCGCGACCAGGACGACGCGCTGTTGCGTTACGTCGCGCTCGGCCCGAGCGAGAAGGGCAAGGTCTGGGGCGGCGCGGCTCTCTACAAGTCGGTGGACGGTGGCACGTCGTTCGCATCGACGCTGACGACGACCAGTCCCGTGACGCTCGGTGCGACCGTCGGCAAGCTCGGCGACTGGACGGGCGGCAACGTCTGGGACGACGAGAACACGGTCGATGTCGTTTTGTCGTCCGGCACGTTCAGCAGCGCGACTGATCTTGCTGTGTTGAACGGCGCGAATGCGATTGCCGTCGCGGCGGGTGACGATTGGGAGATCGTACAGTTCACGACCGCCGAGCTGGTCGGCACGGACACCTGGCGGCTGTCGAGGTTGCTGCGCGGTCGGCGCGGGACCGAGCGGTGTATCGACGGTCATGCTGCGGGGGATCGGGTCGTGCTGCTGTCGACCGCCTCGCTGCGGGTGGCCGATGAACAGTACGCCGAGATTGGCGTCGAGCGCCACTTCAAGGCCGTCACGTCCGGCGGCGCGGTGTCGGATGCGGCATCCGTGCCGAGGACGCTGGCCGCGAACAGCCTGCGCCCGCTGTCGCCGGTTCACATCGCCGGGTCGCGTGACGAGTCGAACAACCTCACGATTTCCTGGGTTCGGCGCGCGCGGATCGCTGCGGAATGGATCGACGCGCAGGACGTGGCGCTCGACGAGCCGACCGAGGCATACGAGATCGACATCTACGACGGCACGAGCATCGTGCGGACCATCGAGGCCAGCACGACCACGGCCAGCTACTCCGCAGCCGAGCAGACTGCGGACGGCCTGACGCCGGGTGATCCGGTCGTGTGCGCCATCTATCAGATCAGCAGCCGCGTCGGTCGCGGCCACGCGGGAGAAGCCACCGTATGACCACCACGACGAACCTGGGCATCACGCTCATCGACACAAACCAGAGCCAGAAGGAGGTGACCGCGAACGCGGCGATCCTCGCGCTGGAAGAAGCCGCGACCGAGTGGCTGGCCGTCGAGGTCGAGGATGGTGCGAACGCGGTGGCGAGTGCTGATGTGCGCGAGAATCAACTGCTGATCCTCACGGCCGGGTCGCCGGGGCCGAGCGCGGCGTTCGATGTCGAACTGCCGGCGCTCAAACGGATGCTGGCGATCCGGAACGACGCCGGCTACACCGCGACGATTGCCTGCGCGGGCGCGGCAACCGGCGCTGCCGAGTCGGTGATCGAGGACGGGAAAGCCGCGCTGGTGTTCTGCACCGGGTCGGAAGTGCTCACGATTACCGCCGACGCAACGTCGCTGGTGAGCGCATTCACCGATCTCTCGGACACGCCTGCGAACTACACGGGCGCGGGCGGCTACGCGCTAGAGGTCAACGCAGGAGCGACGGAGGTCGTCTTCAGCCCGAAACCGTACGACATCGGCGCGTATGTCCCCGGAGCCCCGACGGCCTCGCAGGTCGTCGCCAGAATCCCGGCGGTTCGCGCCTTCACGCTTCCCGCCAGCCTGACCGATTCGCAGGGCAAGTCGATCGTCGCGGCGACGGCGACCACCGACTTCGACATCCAGAAGAACGGATCGAGCATCGGGACCATGTCGTTCTCGGCAGCCGCCACGAGCGCGACCTTCACGTTTTCCTCGGCGGTCAGCTTCGCCGCAGGGGACATCCTGGCGGTCGTTGCACCAGCGACTCCGGACGCGACCCTATCCGGGGTGTCGTTCGTCTTCGCCGGCACCAGGGGGTAGCCATGGCACTGCAGTTCTTCGACGGTTTCGACCACTACAACACGACGGCGTTGCTCGCCGCGAAGTGGGGCGCGATCCTCAGTAACCCGTTCTTCGTCACCGGGCGCGGCGGCGTGGGTCAAGGCATCCGGCTTTCTTCGGCACGGGCCTGCACGCGGACTGTCTCTGGCAGCCCGGCGACCATCATCTGCGGGTTTGCCTACAAGTACCTCGGCGGGGCGAACGCGTCGATCCTGCGCATCCTGGACGGTGCGACGGTCCACTTCCAGCTTTACTACGACAGTGGCAACGGCGCGCTCGGCGCCTATCGAGATACCACGCTGCTCGGCTCTTCCGCGCCAGGCACGGCGGGCGCGGCCGCGTCTGGGCACATCTACATCGAACTTAAGGTCACCATCAGCGACACCGTCGGCGTGGTGGAAGTCAGGGTGAACGGGGCGACCGTTCTCTCTCTCACCGGACAAGACACTCAGAACGCGGCGAGTGCGCGGATCACTTCGGTGCAGCTGTACGGTGGGCAGGACGGCGAGTACGACGACTTCTACCTGTGCGACACGACCGGCTCGGTGAACAACGACTTCCTCGGGGACGTGAAGATCGTCCCGCTCTACCCGAATGCGGCCGGCGATTCGACGCAGTTCACGCCGCTCTCTGGCAGCAACTACCAGAACGTGGACGAGGCAATCGCGGATGGCGACACGACCTACGTCGAGTCGAGCACCGTCGGCCACAAGGATCTCTACACCTTCGACAACCTGTCGTTCACTCCGGAAAGCATTCTCGGCGTGCAGAGCATCGCCGTCGTGCGCAAGGACGACGCCGGGACCAGGGAGGTCAGGGCGATCACGAAGTCTGGCTCGACCACGCGCAACGGCCCGACCTTCGCCCCGAGCACGACCTACGGGATCGCGATGGACATCATGGAGACGAACCCGGCGGACTCGGAGGCCTGGGAGCGCACCGACGTTGACGCGCTGCAGGCTGGCGTGGAGCTCGTGACATGACGGTAGGGCGTTCGACTCAGAGCGTCGTCGAGGTTTTGCTCGCGCCGACGCCTGTCGCCATCGTGACTCAGGCCGTCGTCGAGGTTTTGCTCGCGCCGACGCCTGCCGCCATCGTGACTCAGGCCGTCGTCGAGGTGCTGGTCACGGTCGCCGAGGCGTCGCCCGAGCCGGAGAACACGCAGCCCGTGATATTCATCTGCTCGGGGTAATGGTGGCGAAAGGCGTGGCTTTTCAATTTTGGAGGCGCAATGCAAGACCGACGCCCCTCTCACTTCATCCGTGCTCTGAAGGAGTTCGTCGTGCGCGCTCTCATCGACTGGTGGCATCGAAACACCTGCGAGCACTGGAAGGCGAACGTGGCAATGTCGTTCGTCGCCGCGATCATCAGCGGCTACGCGATCCGATGGTCGGTCGGCTTCTGGGCGATGTTCCTGCCGCACGACTCATGGGCGGGCGAACTGGTGATTGGTGCGATCAGCATGAGCGGGCGCGCATTCGCGCTCACGATGGCCGTGTCCGCGCTCGGCGGGGTCGCGTCGTTTATGCATGAGGTGCGCGGCGACCCGACCAACCTGCGGATCATCAATGCGCTCGGCCACATGTTCTCCGCGCAGTTTGCGGGCCTCATCATGTTCCTGCTCACCGTCGAGTGGGGCATGAGCACGCCCTACGGACTGGCGCTTTGTGGGGTGGCCGGGTGGGGCGGGAACAAGACCATGACCGTGCTCTCTGATCGCCTGCTCGCGAAAGCGGGCATCGACACGCAGAGCCGATGATCGACGCGCGCCTGCTCATCGCCGCCACCGGCTGCGCGCCGGATGTGGCCTATCGTCACTCGGACTGGCTGGCGATGGCGGCCGAGCGATGGGGGATCAACACGCCTGTCCGGGTCGCCGCGTGGCTCGCGCAGTGCGCGCACGAGTCCGGGCGCTTTCGGATCGTCGAGGAGAACCTCAACTACACCACGCCGGCCAGGTTGATCGCGGTCTGGCCGAGCCGGTTCCGGCTGCCGGTGACCGAGCGCGAGGCGCGCCTCGACGTGTTCCCGGACGGCAAGAGGAACCCCCGGCGCTACGTGCGCGCGCCGGAGAAGCTCGCCGAGTTCGTCTATGGCGGGCGCCTGGGCAACGCGCCGGAGGGCGAGGGCGACGGCTGGGCGTACATCGGTCGCGGACACATCCAGATCACCGGCCGGGCCACCTACCGAGCCTACTCGCAGGCCAGCGGCAACAACGTCGAGGTCGTGCCTGACCTGGTGACCTCGCCGCGGCTGGCCGCCGACACGGCGGCCTGGTACTGGCACGACCGGGGCTGCAACGCGCTCGCCGACGCGGGCGATTGGGTCGGGCTCAGTCGTCGCATCAACGGCGGCACGAATGGCCTCGCCGAGCGCCTGGCGCTGCATCAGCGCGCGCAGGAGGCCATCGCATGATCGCGTGGCTCATCGCCCGCCCGCGCGTCATCGTCGGCGCCGTGCTGGTCGCGCTGTTTGCCGGATGGACCGTGATCGCCTACCGGCACGGCGTCAAGACCGAGCGGGCAACGTGGGTCGAGAACCAGCGCATCGCCGAGGCAGCGGCCCGGCAGACCGAGCAGGACCTGGCCGTGATCGCCGAACGCAGCGCCGCCCGGATCGCCGAGAAAGAGAGACTGCTCACCGAGAGGGCCAAGCGCCATGCAAGCCAGATCCGCAAGATCCTCGCGGCTGTCCCTGACTGCCGTGTCCCTGCTGCTGCTGTCGGCGTGCTCGACGCTGCCGCCGGCGTGTCCGCAGCTGCCACCGTGGCCGGCGCACTTGACGCCGATCCCGCTGGGCTCGATGCGTCCTGCCACGCCACCCTCGAGCGGGTCACCGACAACCTTGCAATCTGCCGAGCCAACGTCGAACGACTGACCGAGGCTCGGGACTGGTACACCGACCTGCGATCGCGGGTCAATCGGAGGGAATGACCATGGGAATCGTGCAAACCGCGCTGGCAAGGCTGCTGGCGCCATCCGTCGCCGAGACCGTCTCTGCGGCCCTGGGCCCGATCCGCGAGCGGGTGGGGGCTCTGGAGGACCGCCCGGCGCTCACCGAGGCGAACCTCGTGACGCTGGCGAAGGCCGAGCAGCTGGTCGCCGAGTTCGAGGCGCTGGCCGACGGCACGATCGAGGTGCCGGCGGCGCCCGATCCTGGCGGCTCGATCACCGTGACGGACGTGACGCCGTGAAGGCCCTTGCGCTGGCCGCGCTGGCCTTCGCGGGGGTGGTGTCGGCGCAGACCGTGACCATCGACCGCTGGCAGGACATGGGGCCGCTGCTGGATCGGCAGTCCAAGAAGATCAACGAGCACACGGCGCAGCTGGCGGCACTCGAGGCCAAGGTCGCCGCGCTGGAAGCTTCGAAGGCGAGCGTCGAGAAGGACCTGGGCCTGGTCATCTGGCGCTACGACGCGCTGCTTCGGGCCATCGTCATCAACGTGTGCGCGAGCAACAAGCTCATGGCCGACAACGAGTGGGCGGCGAAGCTGGCGGGCCTGCAACCAATCCCGCTGCCGGGTCATACATGCCCGACCGATGCTGCCTCGGCGCGGTACTACGTGCCGGGCTACCTGAGCCCGTCCGGGCCGCCGATACCGCCGGCCGAATGAACGGCGGCCCCTACGACGAGCGCGCGGCCCGCCGAACCGCCGCCCTGGTCGTCGAGACGGCCGAGCTGCGCGCTGCGATGGTCCGGCTCACCCAGGATGGCGAGCTGTTGTCGCAGATGGCCACGCTCGTGCAGGACGGCTCGGCCGAGTATGAGCGAGCCGTCGAGGTGCTCAGGAAGATCAGGAAGGCGCGCGACCTGCCGACAGCGAAGCGGCTGGCCGACGCCTACCTGCGAGAAATATAGCCTCGCTCTTTGCGCCCTGCGGCCAGTGCAAAGGCACCGGCCATCCATCGGAAGATGGGAATGTCTCCTCCCCGTTCGCGTGTTCGCCTCGGCCTTCGGGCCGGGGCTTTTTCATGCCGCGCGCCGGCGCAGGACGACCACGGCGGCTGTCCAGCGCACCGGGGTCGCGCCGGGGCTTTTCCCTGTGCCAGTTTTCGTGCCAGTCTGTGCCAGTATCAGGCCAGAAATGACCGTTTCAGACGGGATTCGGTTAGTACGCACTATCACCGGAGCCCTTTGTATCTGGCGCCCCCGGCACGAATCGAACGTGCGACCCTCCCCTTAGGAGGGGCCGGCTCAATCCAGCATTCATGCGGCTTTGCGGGGTGGTCGTGCGCGTTTTCGTGTGCCAGAAATGGCCTTCACGGCTGCATCCTGGTACCCGCCGATCGCGCTCGGGGTCAGGTGCGAGTACCGCGAAACCATCTCGGGCGAGGCCCACGCGCCGGCCTGCTGGATGGCGTGCAGAGGTGCCCCGGCCATCGCCATCCATGAGGCCCAGGTGTGCCGGAGGTCGTGCCAGCGGAAGTCCTCGATCCCGGCATCTTTCAAGGCTTGCAGGAAGCCCGTTTTCGGGCTCCTGATGCGTTTTTTCCGGTATGGGAATACGAAGGTGTCATGCTTGCCCTGCTGGCCCGCCAGGACGGCCATGGCGGCCTTGCCGAGCGGGATCGAGTGCGGCTTGCCGGCCTTCATGCTCGAGGCCGGCAGATGGACCATCCGCCGGATCATGTCGACCTGATCCCACCGCAGGCCGAGCACATTGGCCTGGCGCAGTCCGGTGGCGAGGCTGAACTCGACGGCCGGCAGTAGGTGGGCCGGCAGGTGCTTCTTGAGGCGGGTCCATTCCTCGGCAGACAGGAAGCGCACCCGGTCGGCGGGCTCGCGCTTGCGGGCGAGCTTAGGCGCCTTCGTGATCTTGCCGCGGTCCTCGGCCAGCCGCAGCGCCGCGCGCAGGACGTTGACCACCCGGTTGTAGGCGCCGGCCGACATCCCGGCCAGTGCCTCGGTCACGATCGTGCCGTCGAGCTCGTCGGCGGGCCGGTTGCTGATCTTGGCGCGCAGGGTGCGCAGGGCCGAGCGATCGGTGTCGGAGCGGGGCTTCTCGGACAGCCAGAGCAGGTAGGCGTCGTCCAGGGTGAAGCCGGTGCGGACTAGCTGACCAGCTTCAGCGGCGAGTTGCCGGGCGAACGCTCGCGCCGCGATTTCGTCCTGGGTGCCAGTAGATCGTCGAGTGCGCTGGCCGGCCTTGACGCAATCCGCCCACCACGTTTCGGAGCCGGGCCGGCGGTAGATATGCAGGCCCTTGCCGATGCGGATTCTCTCAGCCACGCTGTCACCTGGTCCCGGTCGAAACGGTATTCACGGCCGAACCTGACGCACGGGATCGCCCCGGCGGCGGCCAACTCGCGGACGTAGTCTGCGCTCAGTTGGAGCCAATCGGCAACCTGGGCGGCGGTGAGGACGGGGTTCATGGCGTGTCGTCAGCGGTCAGCAGCATCGCGCATCCCGAAGCCAGCAATGGCCGCGCCTGCCGCCGGGAATAAGAGGAACCACGTCATCATGAGGCGGCCTTCGTTCCAGTCCATCCACGAAATCTGCTCTCCGACCACCAGCCACGCCCACGCATCAATCAGGCCGATAGCGGCGGGCGCGACGAACGCTGTGGCCAACGTGAAGAACAGAGCTTGCAGCGCCTTCATGCCGCCCTCACGCGCTCGGTGAGCTTCCAGACAGGCCGCCAGAATCGGATCAGCCCTTGTTTGCGCAGGGCTTGCAGGCGGCCGTCAACGATGCGCCAGTCCACGCGGCCGGTAGCCTCCCCAATTCGTTCCGCTTCTGCTGAAACTAGATTGTTTGCGGTCAATTCGGTGAACGTCGCCCCGTTCGGCCTTGCGATTCGCTCCAGGATCAGCGCGTCGAGTTTCGCGTACTGGCTCATCATTCCCTCCGTTCATCGCTCTGCTCTACGGCCCGAGCCAGTTCCTCGCGCACGATTCGGCGCACGTCGTCAGCGGTGAGCGGCATCGGCGGCACGCTGCTTGGCAGCTGCGGCCACGTCGTAACGGCGGGGCAAAGGACGGCCCGTGAATATCGCCGTCTCAATACGCAGCCGTTCTCAAGACACTCCGGGCTCGCGCAGCTACAGACACTCGGATGGTTGGATACGCTCATTCCTTCCCCCTCTCTGCGGCCCTTGCGGCGTCGATTGCGTTGTCGAGGTCGTTCCAGTTCTCAGGATCGGACCAAAACTCAATGCCGAGCGTTCCATCCTCCATTTCGACCCCGCAGTTGTCTGTCAGCCACCGATACCGCCGCGCATCCGCAGCCAGCGCCGTGATCGTTTCAGCCCATGTTGCACGATCAGGGTTCGCGTCCTTCCCTAGAGCACGGAAGATGCTCGCCTGCGCCTGTCTGTGACCATCGTTCTCCCGCTCCGCCTTGTCGAGCCGGTCGAGCAGGGCGGCGATGTCCTCGGCGTAACCGTGGATCGGCGACAGCGGATGCTCTGCAATCGCCTCGCGCAGCCGCTTGATGATGTCGTCACTCATGCTGCATCCTCCTGCCGATCTCTGCGGCAGCGCGAACGATGGCGCGGCGCATGGCTTTGCATGGGTCATCGACGACTGGCTCGAAGATGTGACTGTCGCCGGCGCCACGAACACGCGCATATGCGAATGCGCAGTGCGTTGCCTCGTCATCCGCTGCAAACTCCATGCCGATCTTCACCGCCAGCCGCAGCGCATCGCCGTCGTCGGTGAGGGGGTTCCACTTCGGCATCGACTTGTGCCGACCGTCCGGGAGCGTAAGCGATATGCCAGAGTCAAAGCGGTCGGCTCCATGTTCAATACCAGCAGCCTTCGCTGCCAGTTCAAGCAGTTCGCGGTCACTCATTTCTCGCTCCTGATTCCATGGGCCTGCTCGACGGCGCGAACAATCTCGGTCACTGACGGTGGCCAGTCCATCGGCTGAACGAGAGCGCGAATCTGCTCCTCGCTCAACGGCACCCGCTGCGACTGCGGCGCGAGGTAGAGCTTGGCTCCGTCTTGGGGCATAGCCCCCGCCTCTGGAATTGCCCTCCACGACAGTCCGACGTTTCCTCCGGTGCGTGGGTAGTGGACCGTTGCTACCGGCTCTGCGCGTTGCGCCATGTCTGCCATTAGGTCCGCGATGGCGTCGAGGTTGTCGGCGTCCTTGATATGTTGTCCCGTAGCGCGAATCGCGCAGGCTTCGTAGCGCAGCCGCGCTGCCAGTTCGGCCATCTGGTCGGGGGTCATTTGTCTGCTCCTAGTGCGCGCAAATTCGCGGCGATGAACGACTGCGACAAAAGAAGTCTCCCGTCATCTGTCGCTGCCACGCCTTCGATCCACTGCGCAGCCCGCTCATACGCAGCACGCTCGCGGGCTCGGCCGTACTCGCGCATCTGGTCGGCGGTGTACATCCGTCGAACTCCGTGGCCTGACGGCTCCGGCAGTAGCGGGTCGGGACACATTGCTGTCAATCCTCCAGCGGCAGGGTGTAGAGAGGGTGCGTGTAGTCATAGACGCGATGCTTCGACGGCTCGCCCTGACAGTCAGCCCACGCCACCGGCTGCGCCTGCGCGATCTGGCGCAGCCATGCCGCGAGCGTCTTGTCGGCGTAGTACGGCGAATCGTCGAGTCGATCTGCCTGTTGCAATAGGTCGGTGCGTTTCATGTCGGCTCCCCCAGGCCCATCTCCCGGGCCTCGTTAATCGCATCGGCCAGCGCGCACAGCAGTGAGGAGTGCTGGCGCTTGACCTCGAGTGCGGTGTTGCGGCGCCTCCCGATCAGCGTTACCTCGTAGCCGGTGATTTCTGTGGTGCGCCAGTGGGTCATCGTCCAGACGCGCAGCACGCCCAGCGTCTCGGCCTCGCGCCACAGGTCGTCGAGCGTCTCGGCGCGCAGCGGGGTAATGCGGGGGGGCGGTGATAGTGAGCATGGTCAGTCCTCCAGCAGCGCCATCGTGTCGCCCGTAGCCACGATCCACTCGCGCGGCCAGATCACCTGGCCCTTCGGATCGTCGGCGGCCTCCAGGCGCGCATACGGCCCGACGGCGGTGCGCTCGCCTGGCCACCAGCCGTAGATCACCCACTCGTCGGTGGCAACCACGCGCATCCTGCGGCCATACCTGGAATGGACGGTCTGGCCGACGGCCAGGTCGGCAACGTGCGGCCGCTTGCCCGGCTTCGGCAGGCGCGAGAGCGGGATCCGGCGAACGGTCATGCCGCCTTCCTACTGAAGTCCGTGCACCACCCATGCGTCCTCACCGCGCAGCTGTGCCTGCAGCAGTGCAGCCCGTGCTGCTTCGTCCCGCCGGTGGCGTGCAGGCACTTGTCGCACCGGTCGAGGTACTGCGCGACCTTGGTCCGGTAGCAGGCCGCCTGCAGGCGGGCCTTGGTGGCGGTGGTGGTCATGTGCTCTGCCTCTCCGCATGAAACCTGCAATACCGCTCGCCCGGCCCGAAACCGCGGTAGCGCGAGCACTGCTTCCAGTGCTGGCCCTTGGAATAGGTCACCAGGGCGGCGCAGCGGTGCGGGTTGAGCCGGCGCAGCGTGTCGAGCTGCTCGGCGGTCCAGGGGGTGCGGGTCATCGCGGATACACCAGGCGCCCTGCCACCCGAGAGGGCAGCGTCGAGCACCGTTCGCTGCCGGGCCGGCGGATGACCTTCTCCGGCACGTAGGGGCGGAACGCCACGCGCTCGGGCGCCACCGGAAGCTGGGCCCGGCCGAGCTGGGTGGCCCTGAGCTTCCCGTAGGCCACCGCGATCACCTTGTCCGCCAGCATGTCGGCCAGGATCTGGTCGATGATCGCCTTCGCGATGTAGTTGAACCGCGCCTTGATCTCGGCGTTCGTGAGCGGCTGCTCGGCCACCGCGCGCAGGATGTCCAGGCGGCTCATGCTGCCTCCTTGCGCCCGAGCGCGTAGAGCATCAGGTCGGTGGCGATCTTGGCGAGCTGCTCCAGCGTTCCGTCGTTCACGATCTCCGCGGCCACCGGCCAGTTGTCCAGCTCGTGCTGGCTGCGGTGGAAGGACTGCCGCACCAGGCCCGGACGGGTGACGCGCCAGAGATCGCCGCCGAAGTCGGCCAGCATCTGCGCCTCGTTCGCAAACCGCACGTCGGTGATGAGCACCGCGTCGAGCCCGCCCATGCGCTCGTACAGGCCCAGCGTCTGCTCGGCTCGGCGCACGAAGTAGTCGGGGTCTGCCGCGCGCCGGTAGTCGCCCCAGCGTTCCATGATCGTGCGCGGGGTGACGGCGTCCAGGTGGCCGATCTCCCAGGCGTACTCGCAGAACTGCGGGTCGCGGCAGTTGCGCAGCGTCAGCGCGTCGGTCTGGCCGAGCTTGAGCGCCGGGTCGTGGAACAGGCGCTCGTCGCAGTCGAAGGCGTCGACGATCTCGCGCTTGAGCACCGTCGCGAATGACAGCGTGGCGATGCGGAACCGCGCCTCGAGCACGCGGGCGACGGAGTCCTTGCCGGCGCCGCTCGGGCCGGTGAGGCCGATGGTGATCATTCGGCACCTTTCACGTAGGTGCTGATCGGCTTTCGCATACCTTTGTTCAGAGCATTGGTAACGCCCTCTGCCCAAACGGCCTCGCCTCCTCTCGCGTAATAGGCTGAAGCACGTTTCGCAGCAACCAAGATTTCGCCAGCGCCTAGTGATCGAATCCGCGCGCGCGTCCTGCGATCGAGAAGATCGACGTGCTGGCCAGATTCAAGATACCAAAGCGCAGTGACGCTTATCTCGTGCGCATACGCATGATCTAAGTCCTCGGCAAAAACCATGAAGACCTTGTTCAAGGCGTCTAGGTCTCTGGCTGCAAGCTTTGCGAACATCGCAACGGCTTTAGCCGTTGCCTTGTCGCTACTGTTGCGGACTGTGTATCCAGCCCGGTCGAGCAATCCGCTCAGGGCTACTGCCGCCTCATCTGCGGTAAGAATCTTGGCCCGGTATTTGTCGATTCCGGTCAGCGGTTTACGGCCTGTGTTCGCAGCAAGAAAACCCTCAGCCTCGGCGCGAACTCCGTCAACCTTGAAGATCACGCAGGGCAGGTTAGCGATGTCAGAACGCAACCTCGCTGCGGCAACGCGATGTTGGCCGTCAATCGCGTAAAAGGTTCCGTCGCGATCGGCGACAGTTATCGTCCCGCATGCAACCCAGCTCCAGTTCCTGGCTATGTCGAGGACCTTCGCTTGATTCGTGTTCCTCTGGTAGTCCAGATCGACATCAATTAGCCCCTTTGACAACCAAGACAATTCCCCGACTTCGTCACGGACCTTCCACTTGTAACGGTCGATCTTGGTTGTGCCACTCTTCCCGATTGTTTCTGCCGAGTTCATCTTTCCTCCTGTCGTGCGAGGCGTCGTTCCTCGCGTTCGTATTCGGCAACCCAGCGCGCCCGGTCAAGCGTGCCGAGTCGAATCCAGTGCAACAGCAGGCGCATCACGCGGCCCGCCGAAGTTCCCGCGCGGCCTTCGTCTCGATGTCCCGCGCGCAAGCCGTCAGCACGAAGCCCATGATCGGATCGGCCAGCACCTGGTCGACGCCCCGGAACCACCGGGCCATCTGGCAGCGCTCGAAGGCCATCTGCAGCCAGCAGCGCGAGGGGATGTCGGTCTTCACTTCGCCTCCTCCAGTTGCACCTTCTGGTCGATGCGCAGGTGCGCCGCGATCTCGCCGCCGAAGAGCTTGGCGTCGACGTTCAGCACCGCGGCCTGGATCTGGTCGGTGCGAAGCATCGGCAGCTGCTCGTCACAGGTGGCCACCGCCTCTCGAAGCGCGGTCAGCTCGGCCCCGGTCGGTCGCAGCGTGCCCACGCGCCGGGCCCGGTGGATCATGTCGACCAGGGCCACCATGCCGGCGTCGATCGCCTGCAGCGCTTCACGCGGCCGGCCGGCCAGCCTGCAGGCCACGCCCATGTAGTCGAGGCACGCAGCGAGGCTGTGGCGCGCCGAGACGATCGCGTCGGGGTCGGTGCCCGACCGGAAGGTTTCCAGCGCCACGTAGGCCGGCAGGATGAGCTGGGCGCGCATCCTGTCGAGCACCGGGCGGCCTGCGAGCCGGGGCTTGTAGGCCTTGCGGGGGCGTTGGCTGCGAGCCATCAGCGCTGCATCCACGCGAGGTAGACGAACACCCAGCCGATCGCGAGCCAGTCGAGCGTGCCGAGCGTCATACCAGCACCACGATCAGCAAGACGACCAGGGCGCCGGCAACGGCCCAGCCGGGCGAGGCGGGCCGGGCGCGGGGGATGCGGTTCGTCCTCACAGCACGCACCTCGCAATCCGATGGCCTTCAGCGCGCACCTGGCCGCCAAGCAGGTGATCGGCGGCGTAGATCCAGGCGGCCATGATGACGGCGGCGGCGAGGGCGATCTTCATGCGCCCACCCACTTGGCCAGGGTGTCGAGGATCAGGATCGCGCCGGCGCCGACGAACCAGATCGCGGTGAGCACGCCAATCAGCACCAGCACGCTCGTCGTGATGTCCCAGTCGAGGTCCGCGGTGCGCGCGGCGCGCATCAGCGGCGATTCTTCGCGGTGCATGTCACTGCTCCTTCGGCCGGCAGTAAACGACCACGCGCCGGTCTGCCTTGTACTCGGCCAGCAGCTGCTCGCACTGCGCTTTCGTGACGGGGATGCGGTCGATGCTGTGGCACCCGCCGCCGGGCGCGAGGATGCACATCACGAAGATCCAGCTCATACGGTCTCTCCCTGCGGCGCCAGGCCGCGCTCGTCGAGCCACTGGCGGGCCCGGTCGGAAAGCTCGTGGAAGGGGGCGGGCGCCTGCTTGCCCATGCGGAAGTGCGCGATCAGCTCGCAGCGCATCGGCGTGTCGGGCAGATCGAACCAGACCTCGGACTCGGCGTTGACGCGCCGGGCGTGCGGTGTGAGGCGGGTGTAATTGCGCTTCATGCCTGCCCCGCGTAGTGAAGCGCCTCGGCGATCTCGGCCACCAAGAACGGCGGCAGGTAGGAGTCGCTGGATTGGGGCGGTTCGTCCGGGTAGTCGCGAACCTCGGAGAACACCCGGCCGAGCGTGTCCTGCAGGCGCTGGTTCACCCGCTGCAGGCGGGCCAGCTCGAGCTCGAGCAGCCGAACGCGCGGGCCGTCAGTGGCCGGCTCGTTGGAAGCGGGGAAGGCCGGGAGATCGGCGATGAACAGGGCCCGCGCATCGTCGAGCGTGGGCGCCTGCTGCCCGGCGTGGCCGATGCGGGCCGCCGGGTTGGCGAAGCGGGAGAGGACTGCGGACATCGTGGCCTCCGTCGAGTGGACGGGGCCAAGTATGGGACAACAATGTCCCGCACGTCAAGACATAATTGTCCCGATTCCCGGCGATTCTCTCGGCTGAGTGGTCAAACGCCGAGGAATAGCCTTGCCGACACGTAGACGGCGATGAGCAGGCCGATGCCGATGGCGAGCTGGCGAAGCCCAGAGGCTGGCGCCTTGGCGGGCGGGCCCGGTGCAACCGTCTGGGGCACCAGCTCGGCGCCGCAGAACCGGCACTTCGAGGCGTCACGCCTCACTAGCTCACGGCAGCTCGGGCACCTCGTGTGTGTGCGCTCCGAGATAACGTCGCCCGACGGTGAGCGCGGCGCCGCCGCATCGCCGAGCTTCGGCAGGACGAGCAGAAAGATGATCGCGATCAGCGGGGACAGCAGCGCGGCGAGCAGGAACCAGCCGAAGCCGTTGCGCCCGCGGGCGTTTGCGAGCAGGCCGAGACCTGCGGCCAGTAACAGCCAGAAGATTGCGATCTCCATCCTTTCCCCCTATCCGCCGCCGCCGTTCGGTGTCGGCAGGCTCATAAAGTCCTGCTTGATTTTGCTGTAAAGCTCCTTCTCTGTCCTGGTCATCGTGAACACTGGCGGGTTGCGAGGGTCCAGATTCGGGATCAGGAGCTGCCAGGGGTGCAACTTGGCTGCCGCCGCGATAGCCGCGACTGTGTCAAGGGTTGGGCTGTTCGAGGTTCCTAGTGCGCGCTGCACCTGCTTCTTGTCGGCACCCGTGGCCTTGGCCCACGAGCTCGGGTTCATGCCCTGGTACTCGATGATTCGGCGCAGGTTCTCGGAGAGCACTGCATTGATCGGGCCAGGCGGGCCTTTCGGCGCCCTGGGTCGTTTCGCTTTTTGTGTATTTGGCATCCCCTCATCTCATCGGTTTGGCCGGGACAAGTGGGACGCATTTGTCCCATTGACACGGGACAACTATGTCCCTATGCTGATCGCATGGACTTGGAAATCGTTCGCGGCAGGCTCTCGGAACGGCGCGGCCAGTGGTCGAGGCTCGCCGCCGCGGCTGGCATCAACCGCAAGACGATTGAGCGCCTGATGTCGGACGATGGATACAACCCGACGTTCGCGACGCTGCGGGCGATTGTCTCGGCGCTTGACGCGGCGGAAGGCGCGCCGGCGCTGCCCGCCGAGTCGAAGGAGGTGGCCTGAGATGGTCGCCGCTACCGCCCTCGGGCGGGCTTTCTGAACAGGTTCGGGAACGCGATGTCGAGCACGAAGAACATCAGAAGCCAGAAGAAGAGCGTGATGCCGAAGGCGTCTTCGCGGGTCAGTGGCGCTGGGTCGACCAGTAGCGACTGCAGGTTGTGCGCGCACCACCAGATGGGCAGCACGCGCGAGGCGATCTCCCAGACGATCTTCATCATTTTCGGCAAAGCCTTCTTGCTGCTGCTGGCAGCGGCGGTAGCGACGGCGCTGGTCCAGGGGGCGGTGCGCGCGTGGAGCAGTGACACGGCCTTGCCGGCGAGCGCGACCAGTACGGACGCCACGAAGGAAGACAGCAGCGGGTCCGAGCGCAGCAATTCGAGCATGGCAATCCCCTCGTCGGTGAATCGGTTGGTTGGCGCCGTCGATTCTATCGGCGAGGGGGGAGCCGCCGTGGCTGAGCTTTCGCGTGGTGTCCATGGCCTGAATCATCGGGCCGGGCACTGATAACCAACGATCCCGAGCGAGACGAATTCATGTCATCGGTTATCGGTCCTGATCGCCGCCAGCTCACTCTGGAGCTCGAACCGGGCCTCACGCAGCGCTTCCGCTGCGCCCGGGATGCCGTCGCCCAGGGCGTGTATCAGCGCGGGTTGAAGCGTATCGCCGGCGACCTGGACATGGCGCCCGGGAACCTGTCGGTGGCCCTTGACAACGATGGCGTGCGCCACCTGTCGCTGGATCACTTCGAGCGCTACCTGCAGGTCACCGGCGACCTGACGCCGCTCTACTACCTGGTCGAGCGCTACCTGGGCGACCAGGGCGCCGCGCGCGCCGAGGCGCTGGACCGGGTGATGCGCGTGGCCGAGCAGGTCCACCAGTTCCTGGCCACGGCGGTCAAGGCCGGCGCGATCGTGCGGGCGGTGGTCAACGGGAAGTCGCTGTGGGCGCTGCCGTCGGCCGATGTCGGGTGCCGATCGGAACCAGAGATGAACACCGTGTTCGATGACGAACAGCCCGATCCAGAGGCGTTCTCCGCCTGCCTGTGGGCCGATGGAGATCTCGATGTGTTCGGGGTCGTTCGGATCGAGCAGAACGGGTGCTCGGGCGTGCGCCTGACGCGCGACCAGGTGGCGCAGCTGATGCGGCTGCTGTCCGGGCTGGCGATCTGATCCGGGGCCGGCATGCTCTGCGAGCACCAGGAAACACGGCTCACGAAGCGGACGATCCGCGGCGGGTCGATCCAGTACGTGTACCAGTGCCTGCTCTGTGGCCGGTCGATGAACCAGCCGATTTCGTATGAGCGAATCAGGACCGAGTTCGCCGGGCAGCTCATCCCCGCCTTCAATGAGACGCTCGAGGCCGAGGCTACGGCCGCGCGAATCGCGCAGTACGACGCCGAGCGGGAAGCTTCCCGCCGAGAGTGGCATAGCGAGTACGCGCAGTACCTGCGCGGCCCGAAGTGGGCAGAGAAGCGCCGCAAGGTGCTGGAGCGCTGCAAGGGCGTCTGCGAGGGATGCGGTGACGCCAAGGCGACCGAGGTCCATCACCTTACCTACGAGCACGTCTACGAGGAGTTCCTGTTCGAGCTGGTCGGCCTGTGCAGGGCTTGCCATGACCGCATCCACCCCGATCGAGATGAGCGTCCAAGCCCGTGACGACCGCGAGCGAATTCGATCGGGTGCCTGGCGCCCTGCGGGAGCGTCCCCAGTGGCTGGTGTGGCGCTTCGAGCAGCACGACGGCGAGAAGAAGCCGCGCAAGGTTCCGTACTACGCCACCGGCGGCCGGCGCATGGGCACGCAGGGCGATGAATCCGACCGGGCCCGCCTCGTGACCTTCGATCGCGCGATCCAATCGGTCGGCTCTGGAGGCTACAGCGGCCTGGGCTTTGCCTTCCTGCCCGGCGACGGCCTGATCGGGATCGACCTGGACAACTGCATCGACCCCGACACCGGGGCGATCACCGATCGCGCGGCCGGCATCATCAAGGCGTGCGGCACCTACACCGAGTTCTCGCCGAGCGGCAAGGGCGTCCACCTCTACGGGTTCGGCCAGACCAAGAGCCACAAGTCGAACGAGATCGGCGTCGAGATGTTCTGCGGCCGGCAGTTCTTCACGGTGACCGGCCGGCAGTACCCGGATACCGTGGCCGACGTGCGACCGCTGGCCGAGGCGGTCGTTGACCGTCTGCACGCGGTCATCGACGAGGCCCGGGCCAAGCCACGCGCTCCCAGACCCGCTGCGACCGAGCGGCAGCCTGCCGTCGGCGGGTTTGCGGAACGCGAGCGGATCGAATCGGCGCTGCTCTCGATCAGCGCGGACATCGGCTACAACGACTGGCTGGCGGTGGGCATGGCGCTTTACGACGCGCTGGGCGACTCGGTCGGCTTCCAGGTGTGGGACTGGTGGAGCAGTCGCGGCGCCAAATACGGCGGGCCGTCTGCTCTGCAGGGCCACTGGCGCAGCTTCGCCAACCGCGCGCCCGGGTCGGACGCGGTGATCTTCGCCCTGGCCAAGTCGGCTGGCTGGAAGCCACCGAAACCGCCTCGCGCAGCCTCGGGCTCGTCGAGCAGGAGCGCAGCCGAGCCTAGCGCGCAAATGCCCCCGGAGCCGCCCGATGACGACGGTCCGAAGTTCCGCACCGATCGCAACGGCAAGATCCAGCCGACTCTGTTCAACACCCTGAGGGTGCTGGAGACCGACACCGAGTGGCAGGGCGTGCTGGGCTTCAACCAGTTCTCCTACCGGATCACGAAGCGCCGGGCGCCGCCGGGCGCCGCGGCCAGCACCGGCGAGTGGGCCGACATCGACGACGTGCGCCTGCAGGTGTTCCTGACCAAGACCTACGGCTTCGAGCCTAAGAAAACCACGGTGATGGACGCGGTGATGGAGGTGGCCTACTCGGCGCCATTCCATCCGGTGCGCGAGTACCTCGAGGCGATCAAGTGGGACGGCACGCCCCGGCTCGCCGGCCTGCTGGCTGAATGCTGGGGGGGCACTTCCACCCCTTCTGCAGCTTCGCTACGGAGGGAAGATCCCGAGGCGCACACGCGCATGGTGCGATACCTCGAGCTCGCCGGCACGAAGTGGCTGGTGGGCGCCGTGGCGCGGATCTTCAAGCCAGGCTGCAAGCTGGACACCATGCTGGTGTTCGAGGGCGGGCAGGGCGACTTCAAGTCGAGCTCGATCCGCGCGCTGTTCGGCGACGAGTGGTTCAGCGACTCGAAGATGACCATCGGCGACAAGGATGCGCTCGCCCAGATGCAGGGCAAGTGGGCCTACGAGATGGCCGAGATGGACGCTCACCGCAAGGCCGACGACACCGCGTTCAAGCAGTTCATCACCACGCAGGTGGATCGGGTGCGCTGGCACTACGGCAAGCGCGCCGAGGACGTGCCCAGGCAGTGCATCTTCGTCGGCACGACGAACATGAGCCAGTACGGAAAGGACGAGACCGGGATGCGGCGGATCTGGCCGGTCGAGGTCGGCGTGATCGACACGAAGCGCATCCGGGCCGAGCGCGACCAGCTGTGGGCGGAGGCCGTCTGGCGGTTCAGGCAGGGCGCGACCTGGTGGGTCGACAAACACGTCGAGGCGCTCGAGGCTGGGATCGCAGGCGAGCGCGCCTGGTCGGAGTGGGAGCTGTTCGACGAGCAGGGCGAGTCCCGCCAGATCGTCGACGCCTGGGAGACGCCGATCCTGGAGTGGCTGGCCACGAACAACGGGCTGGCCCACTTCACCACCGCCCAGATCATGGGCGATGCGCTGCAGCTCGATCGCGCCAGGTGGAGTCCACCCGAGCAGAAGCGCGTGGCAGCCATTCTGCGCCGGCTTGGCTACAAGTCGAAGAAGGTCGGCACCAAGTACGCGCGGGTGAACGGCTGGGTCAAGGTCGACGCGCTGGCGGCCGCCGAAACGGAGGGCGACGATGTTCCGTTCTGAGTCTGTCCGAAATCCTGCCGGACACCGGAAAGCCGCGCCGTTGCTTGCGGTGTCCGGTAGCCGTGGATTGCCGGACACCTTGCCGGACACCGGAAACCAAGCAATGACGCGCCTTCGCGTCAAGGTGTCCGGGTGTCCGGCTGAAATGCCACCCGCCTCACGTGCGCGCACACACACGCGCGCGCACGCGCCTGCACATGAACACACACACATTTCTAATGGACACCCGGACACCTTCAATACTGGCGCGGCTTTCCGGTGTCCGCTGCCTAAATTTGTAGCAGACACTGCCGGACACCTTGGATTTCTGCCGGACACCACGATGAGCGAGACCAAGCCCAAGGGCTACCTGCGCGACGAGATGCCCGAGTGCGCGGCCTTCATCGACTGGCTGCGCGAGACCTTCGGTGCCGACCAGGTCGATCCGTCGATCAAGGCGGGCATGGGTGGCGTGCCGAACAAGTTCCATGCCGTGGAGCGCGGGCGGGAGATCGGGACGAAGTTCGACAAGGATGATGAGGCGTGAGCATGGATGCAGATCGGAGCTGGTCGGACAAGGATGTGCACGAGGGCCTCGTGCGCTGGGGCTCGCTTGCCGCGCGCATGGATGACGGCGGCCTGGGTTACCGCGGGTCGTCGATGAACCTCGATGCGCTCAGGCAGCGGCCCTGCCGCGCGCTCGAGCCGTTCGAGCTGATGACCCACGAACTGCACGCGCTGGACACGGCGGTGCGCCAGCTCGAGCAGCCTCTGCGGGTCGTGGTGCTCTGCTACTACAAGCCGGGCCACATGCGCGCCTGCTGGCCTGGCATCGGCGTGGACGGCAAGGGCCGGCAGCGTGCGCCGTCGTTCAGGTCGATCGCAGCCTGCTTGGTGGTGAGCGCTGATGTCGTCGAGGGTCGGCTCAGGCGAGCGCGCCAATGCATCGCAAACCACTTGACGACGAGCGTGCGAGCCGGCAGAATCCCCGCATTGCAGTAGTCTAGGACTTCTGCCACCAAAGCCCGTACCGAGCGATCGTTGCGGGCTTTTCGTTTTCAGCGGCGTGGAGCAGTAGCAGCTCGGTGGGCTCATAACCCGCAGGTCGATGGTGCGAATCCATCCGCCGCTTCCCGTGTCTCCTCGGGTGGATCGGTTCCATCCTTCGCCCGGCCACGCGCCGGGCTTCTCGACATGCCATCCGCCGCGCCGCGTCCCTGCACTCATCCCGGGTGTGGGCGCCTGGTGCGCGATGGCTCAGGGCGGTGCGAACTGCATCCCAGGCCAGCGTGGGCCAAGCGTGCCGACGCGCCCAAGCGGATTACGGGCCGCAAGCTGCAGCGGATGCGCCAGGCACTCTTCAGCCGCAAGCCGCTGTGCGAGCTGTGCGAAGAGCAGGGCCGGGTGAGGCTGGCCACGCAGCGCGATCACCGCATCCCGCTTGCCGAGGGCGGGCGGGACGACGAGTCGAACGAGCAGGGCCTGTGCGACAACTGCCACGCGGCCAAGTCCGAGGCCGAGCGCCTGCGCGGACTGTCGCGAGCGGCGGGGGGTGGGTCGAAAGTCTGAGGCCTGTGCCTTGGAAAC